ATGAGGTCAAAAATGATGACGAATGAAAACCCAAAAACTAAAAAATAAACTAATACTGAAATGAACTATTATTACACATCAAGCGGAGAAAGACTAAAAAAATCAGTTGTAGATCGTCGTATAAGGTCTGCAAAAAAGCAAAAACTATTCAATCAAATTGAGGAATTTGGATATAATTTTTGTGAGGTTTGCAAAAAGAGTTCGGGTGTAATACTGGATTGTTCGCATGATATTAGTGTTAAGAAGTGCCAAGAGGAACGAAAAACAGAACTTGCCTGGAGTGTTGAAAATATTACTATTCGTTGCAGATTGTGTCATCAAAAAAAAGATGGGTTGGATTTAAAATTTAAAAATAATTGAATATATTTTTGTAATTAATAAAATTATTGTATCTTTGTGAAATGGCAATTATCAGCAAACACATAAAAGAAAACGTCAAATACAATGATATTATTGAAAAGGAAAACCTTTATGCCATGCCAAAAGTTAAGAAATCAACCAAAATTAAACTATTTGGATTGACTATTTGGAAAACAACAATTGACAGCACTGTAAAATCAAAGCATATATTTTTTAATCAATCTGAAAAATCAATTGGATTTAGTAGTAAATAAAATATCTAAACTGACAGGAATTTCAAAGGAGTTGATATTATCAGATAATTTAAGGCGTGATATAGTTCATGCAAGAAATATCTGTTATTACTTCATGTATGGGTTTCAGAACATTCCGGTAAGTCAAATCAAATCATTATTCAATAAAAATCATGTTACAATAATGTATGGGATCCGTGATATTCTGCAAAAACAAGAAAAAAGATTTTATTACCAACCGAGAAACACAAAAAACGACATAAAGAGAATCAGGCAAGAAATGTCAATCCATCAATGCGTTGGCGAAATAGTAGAATTTAAAACAGGGAATTTTATGTATGGAATTTGCATAAAACAAAAAGGTTTACTATATTTGTGTCGGTGTTTTGGAAAATTTGAAGATGTAAAGATATTTAGAGAATATTTTTATACAAATAAACGTGAAATAATCAAAATTGACGGCAAGGCTATTGATGAAGGATATTTTAAGGGTAGTGAATTTAAGGTAATATAAAATGGAAAAACGGATAAACGAATTAAAATTATCACTGTTAGAATTGACACTTGAATATATTAAAAAGCATTCATGGAGAAATAATCAAAAACAAAATAATGCAAGGGAAACAATATTAATGATTTCAAAAGCATTAGAATTATTGACATATCCTATAACGTGGAGTTATGCCAAAACTAAAAAAAAAGAAAATTAGGATATAGAGCTAAATAATGAAAACGAATATTAATCAAAATTAAATAAAATGAATAGTTCAGATTATGAGTGGGTATTACCACTTTTGTTAAACGAAGATGAGTCAAAAGACCTTGATAAATTAATTGATAAAGCACAAAAAAGAGAATTAATCGAACATCTCAAAGCTAAAATGTTACAGAATGAGAAAACAATTGCGTATATTTCTGAAAGTAATATGCTAATAAATGAGCAAATAAAGAAATTGTGCAAAAAGTAAAATGGCAATGGAAAGCGATAAAGCAAGAATAAGCAGAATAATAAAGAATATGAAAAAAGGCAGATATTCTCATATATTTTGGAAGGATAAACAACAGGCTTTAATTGATACAGGATTGCCAACAGTTCAGTATGTCGGGGACGTAGAACATCATATTGAGCAAATTAAAATCTATGATGAAGTTATTAATGAATTGGAAAATAGATGTATAACGAAAAGCAAATAAGAGAAACGTTTGATAAGATAATTGATAATATTGATGAACTTTTAAAACTTATGTTGAAAAATGAGTAAAATATCTAATGCTATATTAGTAACAGCAATGAACGAAATACATCAAGAGGCTTGTGATGGCAGTGTTTACTTAAATATAGAAAAACAAGGCAAAAGCATTACTATTAATTTAGAAAATGGTTTCTTTACGGAAGCATCAAAAGTAAAAGATTGGCTTATTTCAGTATTTGAACACGAAAACCCATTAAAAGAAATACCTATAAATTGTAAAGAACAGCATTCTACTAATGAAAAGAATGGAAATAATATATTATACACATCGGTTGCATCATATGGAGAACAAAAAATATATTGTTTTAAAATAACAACTGACTTTAAAAAGAAAACAAAGATATTTGAACTTATTAATTTAAGCAATTAAATGAGTAAAAAAGGAAACCCATATAATTTGACTGATAAGCAAGCTAAATTCTGCAAAGAGTTTATTATTGACTTTAATGGAAAACAGGCAGCCATAAGGGCGGGATATTCAGAAAAAACAGCAAGTATGTTCATGTTAAAAGAAAGTAAAGTATATAAAAATATTGTCAATATAATATACGAATGCACGATAAATGATTTAGCTAAAATGAATAAGCTTTCTACTATAATTAAAAGAAATATCATAAACGGGGTTTATAATGATGAAAATGACTACCGGAAATTATATGAACACTTGGAAAATAAAATTAATAATTTAGAAAATAGTATTATTATAAATGCAGAAATTGAAAAATGAAACCCATATAATTTAAAGTAATGGCACGGCCAAATAAATACACAATAAAAGAAATAGCTGAAATTAAATTAAAGATAACAGCCGAGATTTCGGAGGGTAAAAGCCTAAAGTCAATACTTGACAAAAATAAGGATATGCCTTGCAGAGCGACTGTTTATACTTGGTTGAATGATGAACATAAAGATTATGACAAAGAGTTTTTAAACAATTACACGCGTAGCAAGGAGGATTCAGGCGATTTGGACGCTGAAAAAATAGAAGAAATTGCTGAAAAAGTCTTAAAGAAAAAATACGACCCTGCAAGCGCAAGGGTGGCAATAGACGCTTACAAATGGACGGCAGGCAAAAAGAAGCCAAAGAAATACGGAGATAAGTTAGACGTTACGAGTGGGAATGAAAAATTAGAGCAAAACATCACAATAATAACCTCAAATAAAAAAGACAAAGATAATTTAGAGAAATTTGCAGGAGAATAGTTTTGTTTTCGTACTGTAACAAGTAGACTAATCATGTGTAAATCAAATACATAAAAATCGTAATGATTACCACTTATTCTAAAACATTTTACAAATTAGTTGCCGAAACTGTAAGAATATCTATCCAACAAGGCGGAACATCTTGTTTTGGTCCTAATCAGTTAATACAAACAATTAATGGAAGTATTGAAATATCAAAGATTAAAACAGGAGAACAGGTCCAGACGTTCAATGAAGAAACAAAAGAGATAGAAACAAAGGTGGTCCAAGATATATTTAGGTTTGTGAACACTAAAAAAACATATAAGATTACATTGAAAAATGGCAGTACAATAATATGCACAGAGGACCATGAATTTTATGTCAAGGGGGTTTGGATTTCTCTAAAACATTTACTATCTTTGTAAGAAAAAAGATTATGGAAAATTGGAAAGCAATACCGAACTTCAGTACTTATGAAGCATCAGATTTAGGAAGGTTACGTTCATTGAATTATAAGCGTAGTAAAACAATAAGAGTATTAAAGCCTGCCAAGTCAAAAGACGGTTACATGAAAACAATGTTATTAGATGATAACGGTAAATATAGTAGTTGGACCGTACATAAATTTGTAGCATTAGCATTTTTTGGACCACGCAAGGAAGGACAAGAGATAAATCATATTGATTGTGATAAAACAAATAATAATATAAATAATTTAGAATACACAACTAGAAGTGAAAATATAAAACATGCTTATAGAAATAGTCTAATAACACCCAAAAGAGGCTCTTTGAATGGAAACTCAAAACTAACCGAACAGGATGTTGAAGAAATAAGAGAGCATGTTAGAAATTGTGTAAGTAGATATTATGGAAGAAAGAAACTTGCAGAAAAATACAATGTAAGTGAAGCCCATATTAAAGATATTGTAAATAGTAGACGTGGAATATGGAATTGTGTAAGTCCGACATATTAAAAATAGAGGAGGTGCAAGAGCCTTATGTTTATGATTTGTCAATAAAAGATAATCATAACTACTTTATAGATTGTAATGGTCCTATATTGGTCCATAACAGTTCAAAGACTTTCAGCACAATCCAAGGTCTTATAATAATCGCAATTAAACAGCCAAAAGTATTAATATCGGTCGTAGCCGAAAGCGTGCCACACTTAAAACGTGGAGTTATCAGGGACTTTTATACAATAATGGGAAATTCATTCAACAATAAGTCATATAACAGAACAGATATGATTTATACATTTGATAATGGTTCAAGAATTGAGTTTTTTAGTGCTGATGACCATGCAAAATTAAGAGGCGCAAGGCGTGATTATCTTTTCATTAATGAGTGTAACAATGTAAACTATGAAGCATTTACACAATTAGAGATTAGAACAAAAAAGAGAATATTTTTAGATTTCAATCCTACTCATGAATTTTGGGTCCACACAGAACTATTAAAAAGAGATGATATTTACTTTTTTACTTCAACTTATTTAGACAATGAGTTTTTAGAAGATGAAATTATTAAATCTATTGAACACAGGAAAGGAAACACTAATTGGTGGAAAGTTTACGGACTTGGAGAGCTTGGCAATCTTGAGGGATTGGTGTTTCAAATAACTATTCGTGAATTACCGGGAGAGGCAAAGTTAATAGGTTACGGTTTAGATTTTGGATATACTAATGATCCGACAGCATTTATCGGAGTCTATAAAATGAACAATGAGTTATATTTAAAAGAATATATCTATCAAAGAGGCTTGACAAATCAAGATATTTGCAAAGATTTTGCAGATTTACAGATAAAAAAATATGATAGTATAATAGCAGATAGTGCAGAGCCTAAAAGCATTGAAGAAATAAGGCGTAATAATTGGAACATAAAACCAGTAAGCAAAGGCAAAGACTCTATTAATTTCGGAATTGACATAATGCTTCAGTATAAATTAAATGTTGATACAAATTCAACAAACTTAATCAAAGAATTTAGGAATTATCAATGGGAGGTAAGTAAGACTGGAGAGAAAACAGGAAAGCCAATTGATGACTTTAACCATGGCATTGATGCAATACGATATATTTGTATGATGAAATTAACAAATAAACGCAAAAGAGGGCTTGTCTCTTGGTAAAAAGTATTATATCTGTAATCTAAAATAAATAATTATGAAAAAAGAATAATTGAACTATTAAAAGCTAAAAAACAATGAGACTAATAAATTATTTCAAGTACCTATTTTCAAACAAGCGAACATCAAAAGAAGTCGTAAAGAAGCTGATTAAGCAAAATGTTCATCATTACACAAATTCAAAGGGCAAAAACATGGGCTTTGATAAAGTGATAATTTTCTACAAAGATGGAAGCAAAAAGAAATTCAAACTAATATCATGGTTTATTCATCGCAAACACATTAAAAAGAACCTTTACAACAAGGGATTAATTGAGATTAACTTTTTACTTAAAAATAAGATATTATGAGCAAAGAACAACCAAAGCCATCAATAGCAGATTTCAAAAAGGAAATCAACAAAACATATACTGGGATAAGTTATGTTAAAATGCGAAAACTTTTCAAACAGCATTTAGAGATTCAGAAGCATTTAGAAACTCACACTCAATTAACAAGTCTGATTGTTCTTGAAAATGCGGAATATGAAACCGCATTAAAACCTTTCAAAAAAGTTGTAATACTTAAACCTTAAACATTGCTTACAGAAAATATTTATTAACATAACAAATTCTATTATCATTTTGCATTAATTTTGTGTTTTTAACACGAGATGAATGATATTCAAGAACGATACTGAGATATTTGAGTTAATAAAGACTCCGAAAAACAAAGTAAACATTGATTTAGCACGTAAAAGGCATAGAGAATTAAATATGCACATAAACGGCGTTGATGTCAAAGTTCAGAAAATTGACGGTTACGAAGATGATACTCAAAAAAAGCTACGAGATAAACTCACGCGGTCAAATAAATCATTGTATGCAAGATTGCTAAAGCCAAACGACAAGGTATTCTCAGCAAAAGGCGGCTCACGCTATTATGAATTATCTGATAGGTTAAGAAAGGATTTCACTTCAGCAACATATAAAGGATATACAATACCAAGATGGGTTAAGCAATGTATTAATAAATTCTATGTCGATCCGAATGGTTTGTTTTTTGTCGAAGTTGGCAAAGACGGAGAGCCATATCCTACATATAAATCAATAAATTCAATACGTGATTACGGTTTTGACGGTCTGATTTGTCAATATGTAATATTTGAGCCAAAAGAATTACCTGATGGAGTAAAACAATACAGAGTTGTAGATGACCGCAGAGATATAATCGTACAAACCAAAGACGGCGAAAACTTCGATATATTAAAAAATGAAACGTACAGGAATATATTGGGCAGAGTTCCTGCAATTAGAATATCACAAACTCCCGATGACGTTTATAATATAATGGCTTCGCCAGTTGAAACAACACTTGAAACAGCCGAGGAGTATCTACAAAATAATAGCACAAAATCAGTTTATAAGTATTTACATTTATATCCTATATTTTGGCGTTATCTTGAAGATTGCTCATATTGTCAAGGAACTGGAGAAATAGAAGGAAAAACTTGCAAATATTGTAATGGCTCGGGGTTAAAGAAAACAAAATCAGTATCTGAAGTTATAGGATTACCACAACCAAAAGATGCAGCCGATCCTACTATTGCCCCAAATGTTGCCGGATATGTTCAGCCTGACCTTGAAACATTAAGGGAAATGCGTGAGGAGTTTAAGCAGTTAATCAAGGAAATGGAATTTGATTTATGGGGGTCAAACACAAAAGAAGATTCAAGTAATGAAACGGCAACAGCAGCATTTTTAAACGTTCAGCCTGTTTACGATAAATTAAATGATAGTTCTTTATGGGCAGAATATGTTGATAAAAGCATTACTGATTTTATCGGCGAAATAAAATACAGGTCAGCATACAAAGGCAGTTCAATTTCTTATGGTCGCAGATATATTTTAGAAACTCCCGATGTGATATTTGATAAGTATGTAAAATATAAAGCAGCCGGAAGTCCAAAAACAACACTTGATTACTTTTTAACACAATATTATCAATCACAATTTGAAAGTGATAGTACTTCAATGTTGATGTATATTAAATTGTTAAAGATTGAGCCATTTGTCCATTCAACAGATGTTGAAATTCAAGGATTAAATGTAAATCAAATAGATTATTATAAAAAGATATATTTCAATGAATGGGTTAAGACATTGAAACAAGAAAATATTTTGGTAAAGGATTTTACTGAACTTGATGCAGAGCTTACGGTTTTTGCACAAACAAAAGTAACGGCGGCGGTTAAGTTGCCAAGTGATTAATTTAAAATTAATAAAAATGGATAAAAGACACTTAGAGTTTAAAATACTCGAAATGAAAACAGTCGAAGTGGAAGGAAAAGGCGGTAAAACAAAAAAATACCGTAAAATTTCTGAATATCGACCATCCGACAGAGGTCATGTAATGATTTCTGAGGCTCAGGCGAAAATATTAAACGTCAGACCAACAGAAAAAGGAATGTTCTATGTTTTGGATAAGAAAAACCCCAAAAACACAGGAACTAAACATCCTGAAAAATGGGAAGTTACAAGAGCGGTTAAAAATGAAACTAATGATGCTATTCCTGATGTTTTTGAGAATGAAACTGACGAGGTAATTGATCCGCCAAAGGATGAAAAGCCAAATAGCGATGAAGTTCCTGTCGAAAAAGATTTAAAAGACATGACAAAAAGAAGCGAATATGAAGATTATATCATAAAACATAATCTGCCATTAGTTTCTAAAGATTATAAGAATAAGGATTTATTGCTTGAGGCAATTGAAAAAGAAATTGAAAAGTTAAAATAACCATCCGAGTTAACGGATAAGTAAAACATATATTATGAATAAAGATTTAATAAAAAAATTAGCAGACACGCTAAAAGTTACAGACCCCGAAGCATTCGGGAAAGCATTATCAGAAGAAAATGGAACTTTTGAGATACCTAAATTAAAAATCTATACAGATGACGAGCATTCCAAGTTAAAAATCTACACACCTGAAAGCTTTGACACATATACTACTAACACAGAAAAAGTAGGATATGACAAAGGAAAAGTTGTTGGAGAGGAAATGCAAATGAAAGCTGTACGAGATGAAATGGGAGTTGAAGTTGATGGATATAAAGATAAATCTATTTTAGTATCTACATACAAAGATCATATCTTGAAAGAAGCCAAAATCGAACCTGATAAGAAAGTAGAGAAATTAGAAATTGACCTAAAGACTTTACGTGAAACAAAAACTGAACTTGAACAGGGGTATGAGAAAAAAGAAACTGATTATAAAAGCCAAATTAAAGGCATGAAATCAGAACATTTTTTATTATCTCAATTTAAGGACAGTAAAGATGGGTTACCAGCCACTCACAAAGTTGCAATTTTTAAAGCCGAGGGATACGGAATTAATTTTAATGATTCAGGTATTGCAGAACCGACAAAAAACGGGGAAGTAGTTAAAAATGAAAACAGAGAGGCTAAAAAGTTTTCAGATGTTGCAGATGAATTTTCTGTATTATACAAATGGGATAATGCAG